TTAGCCCAGCTCCACTGTGAGTTTCTTAAAATTGATGAAAAGCTGAAGGTGACTGCGATGGATATCGTTAGCATTAGCGAGCAGCTGTTGGCAATGAAAATTGTCGATACTACTCGCGCCGCCAATACAACTGCCCTTTATGCCATTCAATGGATGCATGGCCAGCGCTTCGATTTTAAGAAACGACAAGTTCAGGATCATGCAGCTCGCCTTAATCGCATAGGTATTAATATCCGTAATGCCTGTGACACCAGCCGATTTGCTCCAATATTTGTACGACAATGCCGTGAGGTCACCAAGTCTACCTTGGCTATTCCGTCCTGGTATCAACGACCAAACCATCTGCAGCAGGTCGCGGCATGAAAACAGTTAAGTTTGATGCCACCGTACTTACTGTTGGTCAGCGTCGTCGTCTAGCTGAACAGCAGCAAGTGCGCAGCTGCTTTATCAATCCTATTCTTGCTCATCAGGTCGATCAAACGCTTAAGGCTGTTGATGAGCTGAAAGAGCAGGGCACTAAACCGGAGCGCATTTGGTTTGTTGAGCGTCAAGGAGCGGGAACAATCTCTGTTGCTGAATGGATGGGTTTCTGATGGATAGGGTTGCTTATCAAAATCTACGCTTTGCAGTAGAAATGGAGTTTCTTAATGCTCTCAACAACCCTCAATGTGATGAACGTGCTGGGATTAATAGTCTTATGCGCTTGTTTCTATCTGCATTGGCTCAGCAAGAAGTAGAACGTCAGCGCTCTTCACGAAAATTCAAAACCTTCAGGCGTAACCCTGAGGCTATTGCGCCCAGTTGGGCATACCGTAAGCCCGGCACTGTTCCAGGCTTTCCAACACTGAGATAAGGGCATTACATGTCTAATGTTATTGTAGTTGAAGTAACCGGCAATCACCGCAGTGGTACTGCTGCCAAGTCGGGCAAACCATATTGTATGTTTGAAGCATATGCTCACTTGCCAAACATTCCATACCCGCAGAAATGCACTTTCTACGCTGAAACTCCCCAGCAGGTTCCTCAGCCTGGAAAGTATGAATGTGATGTGATCGCACAGGTTCGCGATGATCGTCTGATTTTTGAAGTCGATCCTCGTCAAGGTCGTCGTATTAGTTCCGGTGCTCCTGGTTCTTCGGCACCGCAGAAGTCTACGTAATGTCCGGTCTATTGCATTGTCCTGGTGATTTAATCATTCAGGGCGGTGCTCCTTCGTGCTCGGTCGATTGGGTCTCTGTTCCTTATGTTGTCCCTTTTGATCCTTCACAACTTGATCCAATTATTTTGGCTCAAGCTTTTGGCGCCGGATTCACATTAGTAGCCAGCTTCATGGTTATGTCGATGGGAATACGTGCGTTTTTAAACTTCATCAAACAATCCTGAGGATTTCCTATGTTTAAAAAATCTCATGCTGTAGCTGTTTCCGCTGTTGTTCTCGCTATTTCGGCTCCTTCAGTTTTCGCTGCTGATCCTGTTGCCTGGGATTACAGCGGTCTGACTTCATCTATCGACTTCAGCACCATTTCCGTTGGTGTTCTGGCTGTTGCTGGCATTCTTGCTGGTGTTTACGCTGGTATCAAAGGCGCCCGTATCGTCTTGGGCTTCCTGCGCGGCTAAGGCTTTACCCTGTTCGACCTGGGCGTCTTAGGGCGCCCTTTTTTTATCAAAAATAACGGTAATAGGAATAATTGCATTCTTATTATTCTTATTGCGGGAGCTTGCAACATGGATCAACTTTATTATTTCGCCATGTTCTGTATTGGGTCTGGTTGCTCCTTTGCTGTTTTTTCGGGGTGGTGATATGAAATACTTTGCCTTCATCCCTTTTTTACTACTCACTGCGTTTTCGTCCAGCTCTTATGCTGGCTGGAAGTGTAATCCTTCATTTGCGTCTTCCTATTCTAGTGAGTGCTCTTCTGCCGGCGTGCAGGACTCGCCTGAGTCGTTTATAACCGCATTCGTAACTGCGGTCAGGTCGGCTAATACAAGCCCTAATAGAACCGGGTATACTGCTGGCTCTTGCACAATGAATGGTAATTCAAATGCTATCTGTGCTTATTCTTGGACTGCTTTTGGCTCCCCATTTAATGATAGTGTTGGTATTGTTAAGGAGGCTGCCGTTTGCCCTGAAACAGTCGAGACTCGTGGTCCCGATGCGGCTGCAATAAAATCAGGAGATAAATATTATGTCGCGTGGTCAGTTGGTTCTGTTACTGCTGATGTTTGTCACAGCTCTTGCTCTTACCTGGCTAGTTCCGCCTCCGGTAGCACCTGCTATCTGTCTTCAGGCTCTACAGTCACTGGTTTTTGTAACTACTTCGTGGGTCTTAATACCGCGAGTCCTTCGTGCGGTGCTGAGTCCGGGTATAAGTCGCCTTCCGTTGGAGATCCTCTCACTCCCAGTACTGATCCTGGCGACGGCGGCGATGGTGGCACCAACCCTGGTGGTGGGAATGACGGCGGCGATGGCGATGGTGGTAACGGTGGGGATGGTGATTCCGGTTTTGACGGTGAGCTTTCTTTCAATAATCCAGGATCACTAAAGGGGGACTCAATTCTTGATAGTGAGGTTAACGCTGTTCACTACGATGCCTTTGTCCGTGGCATCGAAGCCGATTTAAATGACTCAGGATTCGGTAAGGCTCTTACTGAATTTAATCAGAAAATGGCTGCTGGTGGCTCTCTGGCAGCCTGTCCCACCGCCACTGTTCAGCTCCTTGGAACCATGATTACTTTCGATGCGCATTGCGCATTGTTTGATTCGGTTTCCTCAATTCTCTCAGCTGTATTTCTGGCGGCCTGGTCAATCCTAGCTTTGCGTATTTTCCTGTCCGCGTAATTTTAGCCGCTAAAAATTTGAGGTATTTATGTCCGCTTTCGGTGATTGGCTTCTATCGATTCTTCGCGAGATTTTGCAATTTTTTGTTGACCTGATAATTCAAGTTGCTGACTGGCTTTGGCAATCACTTTTAGAGCTGATTAGCTCCAGTTTTATTATGGGCTTACTTACAAGTGCTGGAGAGTTGTTTACTAATATCTCCCCATCTGTTTGGTACTTCATGAATCTAATGCAATTGCCCTTTGGGATTACTGTTGTTAGCAGCGCCTATTTGTTGCGCTTCCTTGTTCGTCGAATTCCGTTTATTGGGTGATTTATGGCAATCCATGCTTATGTTGGTAAACCAGGTCACGGCAAAAGCTATGGTGTGGTTGAGCACGTTGTAATTCCGTCTCTTAAGCAAGATAGGCATGTGGTTACTAATATTCCTCTATCTATTGATGACTTGTTGTCTACTTATGGAGGAAATATTACTCAACTGCCTGAGGATTGGTTTGAGCTTGATGACCTTTCCGAAATTATTCCACCTGGATCTGTTGCTATTATTGACGAATGTTGGAGGAGGTGGCCCGCGGGCAAAAATGTTAACCAGGCCAACCTTACTGATAAATCCTTGCTTGCTGAGCATAGGCACCGTGTCGATACCAAGAACAATTCGATGCGTGTGGTTCTTGTAACTCAAGACCTCGCTCAAATTTCGTCATGGGTACGTCTTTTGATTGAGACCACCTATCGAATTCGAAAAATCACAAAGAAGACTTTTAAGGTAGATATTTACAACGGTGCTGTTACTGGTGATGCACCTTCAAAAACAAAGTTAATCAGAACTACTGCCGGAACCTTTAAGCAGTCTGTGTATTCATTCTATAAGTCTGCAACTCAATCAAACTCTGGTGCCGTTGGTGATGAATCGTCGGCAGATGGTCGTTCAAGTATTTTGCGTTCTTTTGGTTTGTGGTCTGCACTGGGTTGTTTTGTTGTTTGCATTGTCCTGGGTGTTTATTTTGTCAAAAAGTTCTTTACTACTGATCAACCTGGTGTGAAGCACTCAGTCTCTGTTTCTACCGCAAAGCAACCTAGTACACCTGCTGAGCTTCCTATTTCAACTACTTGGCGCCTTGTTGGTTTTGTTCATCCTTCAAAGCCTGATCCATCCTCAAAGGCCGTATCTGAAGCTTTTGCCTTGGTAGCTGATAACAATGGAAATACTCGTTACATTTCATTTTCCCATTGTCGATATTTTCCAGACTTTACCGAGGCCTATTGTTTGGTTGACGGGTTCAAAATTACTAATTGGTCATTAAAAAAACCTAATCCAATTACAGGTGGATTAATTGGGGGTGGTCTTTAGCGTAGCGCTAAGACCGCGCCCAATTAATTTACCAACCAGCCGGAACTTACCCCATGAATACCTATAAGTTTCTTCGCGGCCTCTATGTCACTGTATTTCTGTTTTTCTTCGTTTCCTTTTCCCATGCGGAAACAGCTCCTCAACAGCTAACTTTTGATTTTCAAACTATTCAGGTTTCGTCTGCTTTACAGCTTCTTGCCGATTACAGGGGCTTGAATCTTGTGTTGGATGAAAATGTCCGTGGTTCACTTTCTATGCGTATGAAGGATGTGAGCTGGGATGAAGCCATTGAGTATGTGACTTCGGCAAAAGGGCTTTTATATACCGTTGAAGGTAAGTTTCTTCGTGTTAGTGGCTATCCACGACCTGGTGATTCCTATTCAACAAATTCATATGTTGCTGCCCAAGATCAGCAAATTCAAAGTAATCCTTCCTTTGGCGTCAACTCCTTTGATGTTTCGATCTTCAAGGTACATAACATTTTGGCGTCGGACGCAATAAAAGCATTTCCTCTCGATTCAGGAGAGACTCTGAATTTTGAAGACGGTTCTTCTGTCATCGTTGCCAGGATGAGTAAGGCACGTTTAGAGCAGCTCAAAACCCTGATTGCTGCTGTTGATTACTCCAGGAAGCAAGTGATGATCCAGGCTCGTATTGTCGAGGTTGACCGCTCGTATTCCAAGAATCTGGGCGTTCAATGGGGTGGCACTGTAGGCAGCGGTGCTGGCACTGTTTCAGGCTCTGTGCCGCTTGGATTTGCCTCTGGTGCCATCGGGGCTGTTGGCATTGTCTCAAGCGCTTTGACGCTCGATGCCAGGCTTTCAGCGATGGAGCAGGAAGGTAAGGGCAGGGTGATTTCCAGTCCGCGCGTTTATACCTCTGACCGTCATCAAGCCAAAATTGTTAAAGGCTCTCAGGTTCCTTATCAGCAATCGGCCGGCGATGGTGCAACGTCGACATCCTTCAAGCAGGCTGCTTTGTCACTCGACGTGACTCCGATCGTTAACGATAAGGGCGTGCTGCTGGATGTCATCCTTTCAAAGGATGAGCCTGATTATTCCAATGCCATGAATGGCGTGCCGCCGATCAACACAACCTCGCTGACGTCCCGGGTTTTTTCGCCGTTCGGCCAGACCATTGCCGTGGGTGGTGTTTATTCGGATCTGGATACAACCGTCGTTAGAAGCGTGCCGTTCTTGGGCAAAATTCCTGGCTTCAAATGGTTGTTCACCAGCAGCTCGACGGTATCGACCAGCACTGAGCTTGTCCTGTTTTTGACACCTGTGTTGGTCAATCAATATAACTAAACTAAATGACTATTTAGTTTAGTTATATTTAATTATTATTAAAAATGGAGGAGGGTAGCTCACCCAATGACCTAGGGTAAGCTCATCCTTAGCCGTCGATATATTCACTATAAAGGGTCATGGATTATGGACTATGAGCGTTTGCCGAGTACCTGGGTTATCGAGGAAGCACGTTCTTTTTTGAGGGCCGCACACATTCTCGAACAATGTGCCTCAAACGGTGATTCCAATCTCTACTGGCCAGCCGCGATGAATTCCGCGCTCGCGTCTGAGCTGCTTCTTAAGTCATTCCTTGTTGAGGCTGACCCTAGATTTCCAAGGTCTGAATATGATCCCGAAGGATATTTGCGTTTGGTCACCGGCTTGCCTGGAAACAGGCATGGCCTGATTGATCTGTACAACGCCATTCCTATTGAGATGGCCAACCAGGTGCGTGAAACGTCAGAGAGATTGGCTCCAGGCTTTCAACTGGAAAAATGGATCACAACTTGCTCCAAGCTTTTCGTTGGCACTCGATATCCATATGAAGCAAACTCTGTTCAAGGCATTGACCTTGATGTGTTGAAGCTCGCGCCGCACCTGGATCAGGTGTTGGAGGAAATGACCCGTCAACCAGCTAGTGCCAGGCTTCAATTCTGACCACCAGAGCCCCCCAGCTCCGTATAGGACGGTTCGCATAATGTATATTATGTTAAACCATGTGCCATGTTAGAAATGTTCATGAGCCACGTAAGCCACTGATTCGACCAATTCGTATTTGACGTCTACTCTCTCAACGGCTTGGATATGGCCCTGCGTCTCCTCGTCTCCTTCCAGATAACTGCATCGAGCACGCCGAGATTTTCGACCGGGTAGCCTCCTCTACCGCTCTGTGCGTCGAGTAGAGCGGCGCGCAGAAGAAGCGCAGTCTGGAGATATTTGTATCCAGCTGAGGCACCATAAGGGCTTTCACATCCGGTTAACGTCATCCACGCCCTTATAGGTTCATTATCAAGGTAATAGGCATTAGGAAAAAACTGGCACAGCATTTCAGTGAAGACCGACCTCCGCGTTTCAACCCTCAACACTGTCAGGCGATCAAGCTCACTCATAACTACATCATCCCGATTACACGAATCGGTATTAATGACGTGTATGAGCGAAACAGATAGCTCGCGAAAGTTACTGCTTTTACCTTGACGCTCCCATCCATTGGGCTGGAACCGGCTTCCGTTGCCAAAGTCCCAGAGCCTACGTAATTCGTAATAGAACGCTTCATTTTTCTTAGGTGTCCAGTAACGCGCCTGCACTTCAGCTGCGCTCTCAAAGTGCGCTCGTAACTCTTTCTTCAGATTTTTAAACGTAAGCATCTGCGTTCTGCGAAAATCCAAAGTTGAACCCATAGCAGTTATAGATTTCTTTGTTGGTAAGCGAAGGTTGAACACGCGACCCTGCGCCGGCGCAGACGGATTTCGAGCCGAGCCAGGCTTTCTAGTCTGAATGGCCTCCACGTAACCATCCAGCCAACTCTGATTAAGGATTACGCAAGATTTTTTTGCTTCGAAGACCCATGTCTTAGCAGCTTCAAACACAGAGCTCGATATCTCAGAATGCCCATTAATTTCATGATTAGTGGCAAATGCTGCTTTCGAGAGGTTCGACGAGCCTACAAGCGCATGACAACTTCCATCAGGCTCGCGCCAGAACATAGCTTTGGGGTGGAAACCATCAATCAATTCTGCAACCAGAAAGTGCGCCTGTCGCGATCGAGGCAGCCAGCCTATAACCTTCTCACAGGCCGCCCTCCTAGTAATGCCAAAGTCTTTTCCCACGACGAACGCGAAGGATTTACACTGAGCCCCCAGCTCAACACTGGTGTCCCACTCAGTAAGATAAGCACTTAGGATGTAGAGTTCCTCTGATACCTGCAACGCTCGGTGATAGAGGCGCTGGAGTTCTGAGCCACTGTTATAAGGCAGTAGTACAAGATCCAT